GGTTGATTTCTTTGGAATAAAGCAAATTGGTTTATTTAGATCTAATCTTCACAACATAGAAGATTTTTCGAAAGTACTCTACACTTTAGCTGTTAAAGTATTCGATCAAGAAAACCTACGTATGATTATCGAGTATAACACATACGGATCAGAGCTAATCAAAAACTTAGTAACCCTATATCCAAATTCCAATGATTTCGACGAAGAAACAATCGTAAGATACAATCATCGAGTTGGATCTAAAATAAAACAACCAGGAATAAGAATCAATAAAGACACTAAAATTCTGTATTGTGAAAAATTGAAAAAAGTTATCTCTAACGGACAATTAATTCTTTCAGAAAAGAAAACTATAAACGAAGCTAGAATGTTCTCTAGGAACCCAAACGGAACATATTCGGCACAAACAGGAAATGACGATATAATGATGACTTCTGTTACAGCTTCTTCTTTTTTCGACACATTAGATTATTATGAAATTATTGAAGAATTCTTCGACACTCTTGATTCTAGTAAACAGAAGATGATCGATGGTATTTTAGATGCAAAAACCGACGACAGTGATAATTTTTACGATTTGATCGTATAAAACGTAAGAAGTATGAGGATATATAATTAAAAAATTAGAGTCAAATGGCACTATCACCAAGCTTACAACAATTCAAATCTTCCGGTGTATACCGTCTAGAATTTGATAAGAGCCAAATCACAAACATACCTTCAGAGACCATCCGTCTTATTATCGGATTCTCTAAGAAAGGTCCTTTTAACACTCCAATCTTTGTACAGGATTCAGTTTTCTTTAAAACTGTTTTCGGTGACATCGATACTGCATTAGAGAGAAAAGGTTCATTCTTTCACCGAACAGTTTTAACTTGTTTGGATAGAGGTCCTGTGATCGTTCTTAATCTACTTAATTTAGACGACACCCTAGATCAGAGCGCATTCCGCTCAATCTCAACTAGCTCATGGCAGGATAATTCACCTGTTACTGATGCTCCAGTTTCTAGCTATTTCAATAAAGATAAATTCTGGTTTACAGATGCTAATGCTTTAGTTGAAACTGCTGACAATACAGATTATCAATCTGCTACAAACCAAAGACTTCTTAACGTTGCTAACGTTGGAAGAAAAACCGTTTCAGTTATTACTAAAAAATCTGATATCTTAGGATTCGATGTTTTAGCAAAAGATTGGTTCGGTGTTGGTAAGGTTCCTCCTTACTTAAGAGATAATGATTATATTTCCGATTATATGGTAGATGTAATTGTGGTTGAAGGAGATTTTTCAAATTATAATCTTCTTGTAACTGATCCAATTTTCGGATCTTATTTCGATATCAAAGGTCTTAAAAAGACTTATGTAGATGAATATGGTTATAATAGAGACGGATTAACATCATTCTTAAATTTAGACCAAGTTAATGTTTTAGGTGTTTATTCAGGTGCTTTACTTCCTGAATTTCAAGATAAAAACGGTAGCAACATGTTTATCGAAGATCTTGTTAACTTAGAAACTTCTAAAACTGGTGTTCTTTTAGGACTTAATAAAGATACTTTTGATGATGAATCAGATATGATCAGTGGAGATATTATTGACCTTGTAGGTCATACAATCGAATCTGATTCACCTGGAGTTTTAGATTTCTTATCTTATTATGGTGCTATCACTGAATTCTTTACTTATGCTGGTTCTACAGGATCACCTAGATCAATTACTGCTGGAGCAACAAATGCTGCTGGTGTAACAGCTAATGCATTACTTGCAGCATCAACTACACTTACGGGTGCATCAGGTTATGCTGCTACAGGTGTTACAGGTTATTATGATACATTAACTATTTATGGTCCTTCTGCTACAATGCCTGGTGCTGGTTATTCTTCTGCTTATAACACTACAACATGGGCTTCTGCAAGAGCAGCAATCTTAAATGGCCAATCATATGCTAAGGTTTCTCAGAGAGTTGTTTCTGGTCCTACTGGTTCAGTAAACTACTCAAGATTAATTTCTTCTTCTTATGATTCAGATTTAGATACTCTAACAATTAGAATCGGTTTAACTGCTGGTTCTGGAGTTGTTGGTCCAACTGTTTTAAATGGTACAACTGGTCAAGGATTCTACTACTTCAATTATCCTGGAAATGGTTCTACTGGAGCTACTTCATTAGGTGGAGTTGCAGCTCTTAAAATTATTGATTCACTTGACTTCGTAGCAAAAGATACTGCTAATGGTGCAACTGCTTTAGTTGCTGGTCCAAACAGTACAGTTTATGCAAATAACCTTTCAGGTTTAATTACTGACGGTGATGGTCTTATGATCGGTGTTACAGGAGCTACATTACCTTATGCTTTCGTAAACTTTAATCGTTCAGCGGTGAGTGATTTAGGAGGAGCTACAGGAATATCTGGTAACTCAGTATTCGGTTCTGAATCTCCGGTACTTAATCAGGTTGTTAACTTCCTTACTATGAATACATTTACTTATGCAGGATTAACAGGTGCTACAGTAATTGGAGCTACAGGAAATTTCAAATTCAGAACTTATACCGGAGATATCAACGAATCATTCTTATTAACTGGAACTTATACAAACCCAACTACTACTGTTTATGTTGATAACAGTTCTGCTGGTCCTTTAGGTGAAGGTGGGTTTACCGGACAAATTCAAGTAGGTCAATATCTAGTAATGAATCACGGTGGAACCGGAACTGCAACTACAATCGATCCTATTACTGGAAAATCGAGATTAACAAAAATCATTACAGTTTCTGAAGACACTAATCCTCTTTCTTCTACTTATAAGAGAATAACAATTAAGACTAACGATCCTATTTTTATCTCAGGTACAAATGAAGTTGAAAGATATGAAGATGTAAGAAACTTCATCGACCATTATAAATTTACAGCACTTGATGGTTATACATTAAGAAATGCTCAAATGCCTGATGGAACTGCTGATCGTCAAAATGCAATTCTTGATGTAATGTATAATTCAAACATTGCTCAAGCTCTTGAAGATCGTGAAGTAATAACATTCCGTTACATCGTAGATACTTTTGCAGGTGTAATCGAACCAGCTTCTAAAATACGTCTTTCTAGATTAGCTAAGAATCGTCAATCAGCTTTGGCAATATGTAATATGCCTTCTGTTAAACAATTCAAAGATAGTACTAACCCACTATTCAAATTTAGTTCATCTTCATCATTTGATACTCAATACGTACCAACTGGAGGTAATTTAGCACTTAACCCATCTAATATCTTCAATTTACCAGGTATTGCTGATGGAGCTAACTACTCTGCATTCTACGGTCCAAACTTGATTATTCGTGAGAACGGTCATAATATTTCTGTACCACCTGCTGGATCTGTATCAAACTTATTCATCGACAAATATAATTTAGCACTTCCTTACTCAATAGTTGCTGGTCCTCGTAGAGGAGTTGTAACTGGTCAAGGTTTGGTTGGGGTTGAATATGCTTTCGATAGAGTAGATCTTGATTGGATCGAACCATTTGGATATAATGCAATTGTTAATAAAAGAGGTTTTGGTTTAGTTATTAATGCTAACCAAACTGCTCAACAAACAGTTAAATCTGCTCTTTCACAAGTTCACGTAAGAGAGTTGTTAATATACATCCAAGACGGAATAGAGGCTATTCTTAAAAATTATCGTTGGGAGTTCAACACGGCTCAAAACCGTTTAGAAATCAAAACTTTAGCTGATAACTTCTTATCCCAAATCCTTTCAGATGGTGGAGTTTACGACTTCCAAAATATAATGGATAACACAAACAACACTTCTGAAATTATCGACAACAACATAGGTATCTTAGATACTTACATCGAGCCGGTAAGAGGTATGGGAATCTTAGTTCACAGAACTACAATCCTAAAAACTGGAGCTATAGCAACAGGAAACTTTATGTAATAAATTAAATGGCCAATCTTTTTGGTTGGCCATTTTTATACAACACTAAGATAAATAATTAAATAAAAAAAACAACTATAAAATGGCAGGTTTACCACATTTCTTAAATAGTAAAGCAGCTACCAAATACTACGAACCGTTTTACCAAAACTTGTTTGAAGTAACAGTTTTGCCTCCGGCAACTGTTTCAGGTGGAAGTATTCTTATCGAACACATCAATAAGATTTCTGGCTTACTACAAGACAAAGGTTCCGACAAAATCGAACAAAAATATAAATTCGCTACTCGTTCATACGCTTCTGGTACACCAACTGGAACAACGAATGATTTGACTCTTAGTTTTTCATTAAACTTGAACGATGCAAACGAACTTTATGTTTACAAAACAATTAGAGATTGGTTCCGTATTGTGTACAATCCACTTACTGGAGAACAAGGTCTTAAGAAAGATTATGTTGGTACACTTATTGTTACTAATTACAATCGTAAAGGAGATATTTTCTGGCAAAGAACATTCCACGATTGCTTCCCAACTGGAGACATTCCTGAATTAGGACTTGACTACGGTGGAGGTGATAAAGTAGATATGGATGTACAATTCAGATCTGATTGGTGGGAAGAAAATATCGTTTAATCGGTACAATTATTCATTAACTATTAAAATAAAAG